GTTCAGGTCAAACAGGTGGAGCTGGTTCATCAGGAACATCAGGGACAGGATTCAACACAATAAATAGTGCAAGTGGTAGTCGTTTAATAATAAGTGACGGTACAAATAATGCGGCAACTGCATCTGCTGGTATTACATATTCATCTCCAAATCTAACAATTACTGGTAGTACATCCGCGACTGCAACTTCTAACAGATTTCTAATACTTCGCCACGATTCTACTGGAACTACTACAACTGATTTTGGTGTTGGTATAGATTTTCGTGGTGAAGATGCTGCTGGAACAACGAATGTTCAAATAGGAACACTTGATTACGAGTGGGATAGGGCAGATACTGGTCTTACATGGGGTAAGACTGAAATAAATCTTTCAATGAGTGGTAGTCTGAGTGGATCGAAAATGATTCTACCGTTTGCAGAAAATTCATTTGGTGGTAATTCAAAGTATACAGCAATTCATACAAAGGTCGGTGATACCGCCGGTAGGTATCCAAATTACCGAGTTTATATGTACCGCGAAACAACGAATGGAAATAACACTCCAATGATTTTTGGTGATAGTGCAGACTCACTTGCTTTACCACTGGCAAATGATACAACATGGATGTACACGGCATATATTGTTGGTAGAAGAACAGATGCTGATAATGAAAGCGCGGGGTATTGGATTCAAGGTGTTATTGATAATAACGCTGGTGTAACTGCATTAGTAGGTGTCCCACAAGTAACGGCAGTAGAAGATACTGTTGGGTGGAATGCAACAGCGGTAGGAGGAACTGGTCTTGCATTTTCAGTTCAAGGTGCCGTTGGTTCAACAGTTCGTTGGAACGGATATGTTGATATTGTTCAAGTTAGTGGATAAGGAGTAACATAATGTCAAATTGGTCACAAGATTTACGAGGTGTAAAGAATCTGTCAGAAGTAAGTGCAAGTGCTAGTATAAGTTCTGGAACACTTACATTGGATTTGAGCACCGCCGGTGTTTTTTATGTTAGTCTAAATGCGGATATAACATCACTTACAATTTCAAATGTTCAAAACGTTGGTTCATCTGCATTTACACTTATATTTACCGCCGATGGAACACCAAGGGCTGTTGCATGGGGTGCAAGTGTGTTATGGCCATCCGGTAATGCACCATCGTTGACATCCACTAACGGTAAAAAAGATGTATTTTCATTGATTACACTTGACAGTGGTACAAATTGGTATGGATTTGTTGGTGGACAAAATTTGTAAAGGTAACGTGATATGCCGTTTATAAAAAATGCAATATTATTAGTTGGTAAATCATACACGCCGTATGTTCCACCACAAATTGGCGAAGTGTCTGCTGGGGACTTTCACACTTTGATTATAGATAAAAACGCAAATAAAACTTGGGCATGGGGATTTAACAGTAACGGGCAATTAGGTGACAATTCGCTTACATCAAGATTAACACCAGTATCTGTCCTTGGTGCAGTAAAAACCTTTTGTAAAATTGCAGCAGGTGGTAGTCACACCGTTGCCATTGACAAAAATGGGAGAGCTTGGGGGTGGGGATTTAACACTACCGGTCAAGTAGGTGACAATTCGTTTATCCAAAGATCAACGCCTGTATCTGTCCTTGGTGCAGTAAAAACCTTTTGTCAAATTGCAGCAGGTGGTAGTCACACCGTTGCAATTGACAAAAATGGGAGAGCTTGGGGGTGGGGATTTAACAGTACCGGTCAATTAGGTGACAATTCAGTTACATCACAAAGAACACCAGTATCCGTTCTTGGTGCAGTAAAAACCTTTTGTCAAATTGCAGCAGGTGGTGGTGCAGCAGGTGGTAGTCACACCGTTGCCATTGACAAAAATGGGAGAGCTTGGGGGTGGGGATTAAACAGTGGCGGGCAATTAGGTAACAATGCAATTTTGAGCCAAAGAACACCCGTATCTGTCCTTGGTGCAGTAAAAACCTTTTGTCAAATTGAAGCAGGTGGTAGTCACACTGTTGCCATTGACAAAAATGGGAGAGCTTGGGGGTGGGGATTAAACGGTAGCGGGCAATTAGGTGACAATTCGGCTGCATCAAGATTAACACCAGTATCTGTCCTTGGTGCAGTAAAAACCTTTTGTAAAATTGCAGCAGGTGGTAGTCACACTGTTGCCATTGACAAAAATGGGAGAGCTTGGGGGTGGGGATTTAACAGTACCGGTCAATTAGGTGACAATTCAGTTACATCACAAAGAACACCAGTATCTGTCCTTGGCGCAGTAAAAACCTTTTGTCAAATTGCAGCAGGTGGTAGTCACACTGTTGCCATTGACAAAAATGGGAGAGCTTGGGCATGGGGAGCAAACACTACCGGTCAATTAGGTGACAATTCAGTTACATCACAAAGAACACCCGTATCTGTCCTTGGCGCAGTAAAAACCTTTTGTCAAATTGCAGCAGGTGGTAGTCACACCGTTGCCATTGACAAAAATGGGAGAGCTTGGGCATGGGGATTAAACACTACCGGTCAATTAGGTGACAATTCGACTACATTAAAACTAACACCAGTATCCGTTCTTGGTGCAGTAAAAACCTTTTGTAAAATTGCAGCAGGTGATATTCACACCGTTGCCATTGACAAAAATGGGAGAGCTTGGGCATGGGGATTTAACAATAACGGGCGATTAGGTGACAATTCGGTTACATCAAGATTAACGCCTGTATCTGTCCTTGGTGCAGTAAAAACCTTTTGTCAAATTGCAGCAGGTGGTAGTCACACCGTTGCCATTGACAAAAATGGGATAGTTTGGGGGTGGGGATTAAACAGTGGCGGGCAATTAGGTAACAATGCAATTTTGAGCCAAAGAACACCCGTATCTGTCCTTGGTGCAGTAAAAACCTTTTGTCAAATTGCAGCAGGTGGTAGTTACACCGTTGCCATTGACAAAAATGGGAGAGCTTGGGCATGGGGATTTAACAGTACCGGTCAATTAGGTGACAATTCGGTTACATCAAGATTAACGCCTGTATCTGTCCTTGGTGCAGTAAAAACCTTTTGTCAAATTGAAGCAGGATCTAACCACACCGTTGCCATTGACAAAAATGGGAGAGCTTGGGTATGGGGAGTAAACACTGGCGGGCAATTAGGTGACAATTCAGTTACATCAAAACTAACACCAGTATCTGTCCTTGGTGCAGTAAAAACCTTTTGTAAAATTGCAGCAGGTGCTAGTCACACCGTTGCAATTGACAAAAATGGGAGAGCTTGGGGGTGGGGATTTAACAGTACCGGTCAATTAGGTGACAATTCGACTACCCAAAGATTAACGCCTGTATCTGTCCTTGGTGCAGTAAAAACCTTTTGTCAAATTGCAGCAGCTGGTGATGCATCAGGTGCTAGTCACACCGTTGCCATTGACAAAAATGGGAGAGCTTGGGCATGGGGATTTAACAATAACGGTGCTCTTGGAATCAATGAAGGCAATCGACTAACACCTGTACGTGTTTGTAATTTGTAATTCAATTCAAAGTTTAGTATATTATAACGTTATGTTTCATTTTGAGAACTTATTTAGTTATGAAAAAATCCGATTACTTGGTCTTAACGATTTCCATTGGAGACCACTATAAGAAAGTTTCTGAACTTTCTCTTCCGTCAATAAAGGCATATGCAAAAAAAATAGGTGCCGATTTTCTAAACATTGACGAATTCAACAAATACTATATTACACAGAAATGGAACAAGTTCCATATTCATGAATTGTTGAATCAATACAAGCGAATTCTTTACTTGGATATTGACATCCTTATACGTGAAGACACACCGAACTTGTTTGAGATAGTTCCTGAAAACAAACTTGGTATGTTCAACGAAGGAAGATACACCCCAAGATACGAATATCTTGAACAGGCATCAGAATACTACGGAGAACCACTAAAACCGTGGAACGGCCCATTTTACAATTCGGGTGTAATGGTTATATCAAGAATTCACAAGTCAATCTTCAAGTTACCAAAGGGAATTGACTTTGTAGAAACAGATCAACCTTATATCAACCTTCGTATTCTCAATGATAGTGTTGATATGTTTGATTTAGATTACAAGTTCAACCGAATGGATGTGTTAGACAAATTCTGTGGTATATCCCGTTTAGATTCTTACATTGTTCATTACGCCGGTGCACCAGAACAAATGCAATTAGAAGTAATGAAGAAAGACATTGAACAATGGAAATTGGATTCACCGAAGTATGAATATAAGAGGAACATTCTTATTTCAGTAACTGCGGGTATGGGCGATCAACTATGTGCAGAACCTGCGATCAGATACACACAAAAGATGTATCCTGGTGCAAACATTCATGTTGTAACTCATTTCCCTCGTTTATTTGAACATCTTTCTTGTCCTGTTTACAACTATAATCAATGGAAAGGTATCAATGATGCTATAATTACAATGTATAGTTGTCCAGAAATTGGTCAGGCAGACCACAAGATGTCTCACGTTCTTTTCCATCCGACTGACTTTGCATCAATGTCAATGATTAGACGAACAATTCCAAACGAAGAAAAAACAATCAAGTTGAAGTTGGAAGCCGATGATACGATGTCTGTTCTCAATCTGTTAGAAGGTAAGAAGAAAGACAAACCAACAATAG